TGATTGTTCATGTTTTGTTTTAACTCCTACTCCTCTGAGAACTAAATCCATTTGACGCATTGAGGGAACTGTCCCTATGTAATCTAAAGCCTGTTCAATCTGCTCGGCTGTGTAGTTTCTTTTCTCTGCCGCTTGGCAGATTGCCAGTAGTGAGTGCCACGCACTTTTGCCTAAAGGTTTAACTCTTTGCTTCTCCCACCATTTTCTAGCAACTGCTTCAGAGACCGCGATAACTGCGATAGCAGTTTCGTCGCTCTTTGTTGTAGATAGGACGGATGTATAGGACGGATGGTACGGAGTGGAGTTGGGGAGTTGAACCCCTAGAGTTGGGGAGTTGGGGGTATCTGAGTTGGGGAGTTCTATATCCCCTAAACTTTGTTCCTCCCCAACAGAGTTGGGTAGTTTCTTCCATAACAACTGATAGACAGTTGCGTTGCCACGGGAGTTTCCCTTAGTAATAATTTTCAAGTGTCCGTCGGCAATCATCTCGTTGATAACCTTTCGGACATACTCAACAGAGCATCGACCTTTGGTTGAGAGATTAGTTTGAGATGCAAAGAAACGACCATCATCATGAGAAATATCTGCGAGCGCTAGGTGGATAAGTAGACGGGTTCCGTCATAGGGCGAATCCGCCCAAACTTTTGTTATCCACCTGATGCTCACAAATTACCTCCACAATGCGGACAACATTTTTTGCGTCCTTGTCTTTCAATAACCCGACCCTCAATACAACTAACATCGACATAAATCTTGCAACCATCTCGAGCCTCTTTAAGTCGAGCGATGCGTCCAGTTTTATGAAGAACAGACAATACACCCGAAGCGGTTCCGTGGTGAAGTCCAGTTATCTCAGAGAGTTCTTTCCAAGTTAAACCCCTCATCTCTCGTTGAGATAAAAGGTTCAAGGCTTGCGCTTGACGCAGGGCAGTCTTACCTGACCTATCTGCATGAAGCGCTCGCTCCTTAGAAGTGGTTGTTCCGCTATGTCCTGAACTACCGTTATACGGTAACTCGGGCTGGTTCAATAGTGCTGACATCTTCAATTACCTCTTCCAACTTAGGTGGGTTCAATTTAGATTGTTGCTCTTTGAACTTGGCACGGAATTGGTCAAGAAGTCCAACTGGGTAAGAGTCCTTGTTCGCGGTTATGTACTGACCGACCTCGGATAAAGATTCAATCGTGGTCGATTGGTTAATTTTTGCTATGACTGCTTCGGATGCTAAAACATCTTCAGAACTTGAGCGTTCATAAGAATGTGCATCAGGGTCTACCTCATCGGTTGGTAGTGATAACGATTGAAGCAAGGCAGTACGGAAAGCAACTGACATGGCTTTGGCTGTTGCCTTGTCGCCTGAGTCCATTGCTTCTCCAACAACTGTTGCCTTGAGTGAATCACCGTTTGCTCCAATAAATGTGTAAGTCACTTTAACTCTGACATGACCCATTGCTGTTCGGTTGCGTCCAATCTCAACTGTTTGATAGTCATACGCCTCAACTGAAGGCACCACGACTACACCGAACTTTTGAAGTGCTGGAGATACCGCATTAACGACAGAATCAATTCCTCGGAAATTAAATCCTTGGGCTGTGTTCTTGTCCTTCTTTGCGATTGCTCCCACCGCTTTCATAACTTCACTCAATGCTTGAGCGATAGGTAATTTGTTTTCCATGTTCCCTCTCTCTACTCTGCTATTAAGAACGAGACTGAAACTTCAGCGGGTACAACTTTGACTGAAGGAACTATTTCGCCTTGGGTTGATATTACTTTATCTTCTGACTGATTCAAAGCACCTAGGGCTTTTTTATCAACTTCTTTTTTAACTCGGACTAATTCAGGGGCATTGGTCTCAGCCCATTCAAGGAACTTGGATTCGTCCTCAATATCGAACTTAACTCGACCTGAGATAGTTTTAATGGTGCCGTGGGGCAGGACTATGCTTTTGCGGTCTTTAGAGCGCTCCTGAAGGGCGTATGGGCGTAGGTTCGCCTCAAACCATTCAGCATCTCTCTCAAGGGCTGTATTGACCTTCTGAAGCCATTCTGTGACCCTCTGTAACTCTCGGTCAAAGATGGCTGTGTTATCTGATTGCTTGCGTCGAATGGATGCAAGTTTTCTCATTGCCCAATCTGCTTTTGAATCGTCATTAACGACGAATGGCTCACGGGCTGGTTCGTCGATGATTTCAAAATCATCTACTGGTGTTACTGATAATGCGTTGTCCATGTGGACTCCTCTCGTTATGGGAGAGGGTACTAAACGGGGGTTTAGTTTGTCAAGCCCTACAACCCGATAACTTGTCCAACATACATGGAGGCACCGACAACCGTACAGATAAAGAGCGCTCCGACGGTACGGATAACCCATTCGGAGCGACTCTCCATCTTTTCAAGACGGTCTGTAATGTGGTTCATGGCTTGAGTAAATCTTTCAGAATCCGAGTCGTAAACATCTTTGCGAAGATAAGTTTGGCTTACATTTAGATTCATCTGCTTGACTTCCATAGTTAGGTCATCAAGCCGACGCATAATCTCTCCTAAACTTGGCTTTACTTCTTCGCTCATGTTTTATGCCTCGTACTTCGGGCGGACGACAGCCATGATTAGTTTGTAATTTCTTTTCTTTAAGAAAGCGCCATCTCCGTTTGATTGACTGCCTTTTCCATCACCGCTTGTATTGCCTTCGTAAACTTGTAGATACTTTAAGGTTGTGTTGTTCCATTTTACAATACCAACATGGTCTGCCTGAGCATCATCGTCAAACTGGAAAAATGCAATATCTCCAGCCTTTGCTTGTCCAACTGGAACTAACTGCCCTTTACCTGCAAACCATTTCAAACCAGCATCGCATGAAGCAAAACCTTTTTTAGATTCAGCCGCAATTAGTTCAGACAGACCAGCCTCCTTGAAGCACCATGAAACATACATGGCGCACCAAGGCTGGTTATTCAGTCCATACCATTTACCAAATTTAGTATCGTTGTTGCCAGTTTCTTTGTAACCAGCATCAACTTCGGCTTTAGCCGCTAGTAGGACTTTTTGAACTGACATCTATTTTTTCTTTGCTGTTTTTTTGGCTGTAATCTTTTTGACAACTGCCTCGGTTACTCCGTCGGCAATCTTGCCAAACGCAGGGTCTTTTGGATTAGCCGCTCTGATTGCGACTGGAAGGACGGCTGAAACTCCAGCCGCTAAAATTGCTTTAAGTGAATCGCCATCAAGGGCAAGGATGTCTCCGCCTGTAATCATGAAGGCTGTTGTTACTGCCGCTAGGAATGACCGTCCATACGAAGCGAGCATTGCTTTAATTTTACTGTCCATTTTATTCTCCTAAGAGTAGGTGGATAAATTCTAACCTATGGTTTATGAACCAAGGTTCTTATGCTTGTTTCCCAATAATTAACAAATCTGCACCAAACGATATTAGCCAAACCGTATCGTTTGCCGTTGGGCTATAACTGCTCAAATACTTAACTCGAGGCAAGGTGTTTGCACCGCCAGCAATTTGAACATCAACACTATTGGGACTGACATTTACAGTCACAACTTTTGCTTGGCGAAGCCTTAGATTCGGCAAACTGACATCGCCTTTTATTTGATTTACAAGGTAAGCCAAGTCCATCAGAATCTCCTACTTCTGCCAATTGCGTTCATCGTACCCTTGGCATCTAGGGGTATCGTGATTGAGTCTAAGGTCAAAATTTTGTCTACGCCAACTGGTGTACGGGTGATTTTTACTAGGTCGTAAACATCGTGGGCAGGGTTCACTATTTGGTCCCATGTAATTATCTCAGTTGAGCCTATGACTTTCTTTAACTCAGCCTTAGCCGCCTCGGTTGCCTCGGCAACTGTTAGTACCGTTGGACTGCTCATAAACTTTACAACCTCACCATAGGTTTTGCGGTAGGTAGGGGAACTCGGGTTATCGTCAAAGGCTTCACCAATTACACCGATAGATAAGTTTGTTCCCTCTCCTGTAAATATAACCCCATTATAGGACTCATCAATACTAAGAGAACGATTGATTTGAATTAAGATTGAATCAGCGCCGTCGGTATATGTAGCAACTGGTAATCCCAAGTCAGGGTCAGGGATTGGTCTCATGCGGGCTGTACCGTTCTCATCAAAATATAAATCCATAGAAGCGGACTCAGCAATCTTCAAAGCCTCACGCCATGGGTCAGAACTTTGGTCAAGGGTTGGGTAAAGCAAAGTTGTAACTTGTCCAGTAGCAGGAAAGATTGTTTTGACTTGTGGGTACCTAAACTTCAAAATTTTTTCAATAGCAGTTTCTTTGGCTGTGCCACTCTCAATATAGAACTCATGATTTGTAAATTTAGCCCGAGCAAGAAGCAAACTTCGGTCAGAGCCTTTGACTGCAATTTTTACACCTTGGGCTGTATCCGTAATTTCTACACCAGTAATTACAAAGACGCCAAGAGGAACTAATTCTTCCGTGCCGTCAGGAAAGACAACCCCGCGGTAAAGTTTGATTTCTCGGTTATATGGCAAAAAGATTGCCGACCTATTATTTTGTGGGACTAAGGTTCCATCTTTATCTATGAACTCAAGGGAACACTCTCGCCTTACTGAACGGCGGTTATCAATGCTTACGCTTCCTGAAATTGGTTGAGCGGTACTAATAATGCTTCCATTTGAAACATCAAAGACTTCAACCTTTACTTTAGTTACATGAGATTTTTTTACGGTCTCTTTGAATAAAGCCGAGACTGGATACATTATGGGGCATCAACTTCGAAGTAAGTTACTTTTACAACTCTAATTAAACCGTCTATGTTTCCTGATTCTGTCCAGTTTCTATCTACAAAGCGAACATACTTCAGACGAGCAAGAGGGTCGCGTACTAATAGAGTTCCTTGATAAACAAGAACTGGGTACAACTCATCCCAATCATCTTCTCCTTGAACTGTAATTTCGTAAGTGCCATCAATTCCGTAAATAGATTGAGATACAACTACTGATTTAGATGCACCAAGAGGTTTGAAAACACCATAGGCTTCTACAATATTTTGACTCAATGGTTGTTGAACATTTACCCCTACCACTTTTATTGTGTTGTCGTCGGGGGCAACAAAAGACCAAGTTAAAGGGTTATTGATTAAAAGCGGGGCAGAAGATGTATAACCTGAAGAAATAGTAGCCATTAAATATCAGCCCTCGCTTTCGCTCTGTATTGAACTGTTGTGGCAATAGGAACTTCATAGTCGTCGATTTGAGCGATTTGTGAAGTGTTAGCCGTAACTGGGCTATTACGAATAGCGGTGAATGTAGTCCCACCATCCACAGAACGCTCTACATCAAATTTGAATTCTGAAAACCCGCCTCGGGTAAATACGGCTTCATCACCTGAGTGAAAAGCAATCTTGTCTACATAGTGTATTCCACCTGCACCTGCACTAATAACTTTTACAAAAACTTGGGCGTGGGTAGCCGTCGGTGGAGCCAAAACTGTTGCACTTGCTGTTACAAAAGCCGAACTTGTTGCGCTAACCGATGTTCCAAAAGTTGTGCTAATTGTTGAACCTGTCGAAGTAAGATAACGAATACCAACTGCACAAAGACGGGTTGTACTACCTGCCTTGAAATCGGCAATTGCAGAAAATTTTTGGTTTGCTGTGACTATAAATTTTGTAGCAGTAGTTGTTGAAGCCGTGGCGTCTCCTGATGCTGTTGCTGTTATTTCAAGTGACGCTGTACCGTCAGAAAATTGAGCAGTTGAACGAGCAATTGAAGAATTTGTGTCTGCAACCCATCCAGTTGTATTGGTTTCAAGGGAGGCTTGGTTAGCGCTTAGAACATTTGTCCTACCAAAAACCGTAAGGGTTACTGCCTCGATATTGGTATCGTAGGAAGCGGTAATAAGTGGAGTCGCGGGAGCATCAACATCAATAGTAAATTGACTAAAAGCATAATTACTAAAATAGTTAGAACCGTTAAGTAACTGAGACGCTTTTACATAGGCTCTAAAAGTTGTACCATCGGCTAAGTCAGCCTCAAGAGTTTGCCCGTCGTTACCTGAAGTTACTACTCCAGTTCCAACTGAAGGGGTTGATGTCTCAGGGTCAAAACCTGAGCCACCGTATGTAGCGGCATCAAAAATTTTTACTTCATACGCGCTTTGTGGGTCTCCATCTACATCAGCATAAGTCCAAGTGACTGAAGGAAAAGTAGTGTCTGTGATAGTTCCACTTGGCGCTGTGACTGTAACGGTTGGTTGAGTTGTAGTTTCTACATCAATAAAAAGAGCAACAAGTTCAGCACGGTCACCGCTTATTATTGCGTTGTCTGTAAACTTAACAACTAAGTTATCAATTAAAGTCTGAGTCCAAGCCTCACCATTTGGAGCAGTCGTAAGTTTCAAAGCGGTATCAAGGGTTGTAATTGTCAAAGTGTTTGCTTTAGTAAATGGAACTGAGTAGGAAACCTCTCTACCATTTCGGTCTGTAATAACTCCTAGGCTTAACTGAATACTGCCCGTAGTTCCTATTGTGGCGCGAGCGCGAAGATTAACATACACAACCTTTTCAGTAGCGGCTAAAGTTGTTGTTCCAAACTCTGCTTCATAAGAAATAGGAACTGTTGTGCTAGTGCGCTTAACAAATGTTGAATCGCTATTATCGGCGAGCGCCGCATGAACTGAAGCCGAGCCACCTGAAATAGTAAAAGAGGCGGCGTTGTTCCAGTTTGCGTCGGGGCGGAGTACATAGGTAGCCATTATTTGTTAGCCAATTCTTTTGCCAAGATAGCGAATGTTTCTTGGATTCTACGGGTAATGATGTCAGCCTTTTCGCCTTGGTCTGCCGCTCCCGTTGTATCAACATTGACTACAAACGCACCTTGCTCAATAACTACATTGTTTCCACCAGCGCCTCTAATGTTTGCTTCGGTACCTGTAATTTGAGCAATACCAGCCTGAGCGCTTGCAATCTTTTGACCAAACGCCGCCTCTGAACCAAACTTTCCAATAGCCGCACCAGTAAATGCAATCGACTTTTGAATCTCATTGATTTGGGAAATCGCGTCAGCACCGCCACCAAGAATTGACGCCGCAAGTTGGGCGCCCTTGATTGGTCCTGACTCAACTAAATCTTTAATTGCAGTTGCATCTAAACCAAGTGCTTGTAGTTGAGTTATCTGACTAGCAAACTGTTGGCTCTTGTCTAAACGAGTGCGCATATTTTCAATAAGAGACTTAGCCTTTGGAATAAAACCATCAGGAAGTTCTACGCCCTTGAGTCCAGCAAAATTCATGATTGTGTCTTTTAATGAATCTGCAAAATCTTTAGCCGCTTGTTGTAAGTCTGATAGAACATCACTCATTGATTGAATACCAGCAATCATTGCCTCACGAATTTTTTTCATCAAATCTGCTTGGTCTTGAATACTACCTAAAGCATCTTCATTACCAGTAGTTCCTGCACCTGCCGCTTTCTCGCGTTCTTTTTTAAGAATGTCTCCGAAGCCAAGACCTTCTTTAAGACTGTCTTTAATTGTTTCTATAAAGTTGCTAATTCCGTTGCCAGCCTCAGCCGCAAAATCTGTTGTTTCGGCAAACGCCAACATCTGAGTTGAAAGATTGATTAAGTAATCACCAGCCGCGTCAGCCTTATCAGCCACGCTGTCAATAAACTTTCCAACTGTTCCTGCAAAATCAAACTTTACTGCTTTACCAAGCACATCAATCATTGTTCCTAAAGCGGCTGATGCTGTTTTTGCACCACCTACTAGACCTTCAATAAGTTTTGCACCGTTATCTTGTTTTCCGAATTCATCAACTTTAATTGCAAATTGAGTGAGAGTTTTTTCTGTTGTTCTTAAACCTTTTTCAACTGAATCTCCAACAGTAGATATGCCATTGACTGTTTTTGTTACCCCACTAAGAATTCCGTCAAATGCTGTTTTGCCAAATCCTACAAGCGTGGACGCAAAACCTGTCACTAACTCTCTACCAGCATCAAGACCACTTCGAATACCATTTGCAATTTGAGCGCCAACTAAAGGAATTTTTTCAAATAATGCCGCAACTCCTCTAATCCATCCAGTCAATTTATCAAAAACAAAACCAAGAAATTTACCTACTCCTTGGGCTATATCTTCTAAAATACCAAAGATTCCCTCTCCGACTTTAGAAATAGCGTTTAAGATTGATAAAAATATACTCTTAACTCCGCCATATAACTTATTGAAAACTCCAATCAAGTCAGCAACGGCACCAACAACAAATGCAAAAACTCTAACTATGCCTTCAACAACCAAAGAAATCACCTTAATAATTGCGTTAAATACTGTTTTAACTACATCGTAAAGAGTTCCTTGGGCTTCCATAAATGTGATGAAAGCATCAACTACAAACTTAATTGCCTTCAGTATAAATTGATACCAAGTAAGAATGATGTCAATTACAAACTCAAATACCATAGCAACTGCTTCTGCAAAAAAACCAATAACTCGAATAATAGAAGCAAAGGCTTTTATTACATAACCAATAGCCTTGACAATGTATGCAAAGACGCTAATTACAACTTTGATAATAAAGTTAAAGACTGTCTTAAATACATCTCCAACGGTTTTATTTGTTTTAATTAAATAACCAAGAGCAACTAATAAAGCAACAATTACTCCAATAAAGAGTGGAATAGGATTCAAGGCTATGGTTGCATTTAATATAGCAACTGCGCTTCTTAGAGCATTTATCACTATTGTGGTTCCCGCTGTGATAGTTCCCCAAATTGCTGTTGCCGCAGTTGTAAGTATTATGGCTGTTCTGTATGCGCCATAACCTATTGCCGCCGCCGCTACTGCGACTCCTAAAACCTTAAATACTCCAGCAAATTTTTGAACAACAGCAATAGATGTTGAAACTATTGAGGCAACAAGTCTTATAGCCTTTGCAACAACACCAATTGCTAGGGCAGACACCTCTGTAAATACCGCTGAAACTTTTTTAAGTATTGGTAGTAATGGTGCAAAAGCAGTAACTAATTGTCCCAATGCGCCTCGTATTTGAGGAGATGTAACGGCTAAAACTAATAATGTAAAAACGGCATTAAATCTTGCTAGTGTTTGAAAAAACCCTTGGAAAAAAGGAGCGGCTTGGGCTAAAGATTTACCTGCTTTGATACCAAAAAATGTAGCAAACGCGGCGGCAACTGGTAGTACCTTTTCCATGGTGCCAGCAATTTCATTCACGCTTGCTTTGCTTTTGTCTAACCTATCAATAAAGTTTCCAATGCCGTCTAGTAATTTTACAAATGGGTCTGCTAATTTAGTTAATACTTTTTCCATAGCATCAAGAACTTTAGAAAAAGTTCCAGTCCCTTCTGACGCTTTTGAAAATTTGATAGATAAAGCAAGAAGAGATAAAATTATTTTGCCGAAAGCATTGTATAATCTTAATCCAACTGCTTCTTGTACTTTTCTAGTTTGGTCACCTAATTCTTTTAATGCTCGAGCAGGACTTGTTATTGCCAAAGCATAAGCATCATTAACCCTTTTACCCTCTTTTAAGACGGCATTAAACATTGCTTGTCTTTTGTCTGCCATACTTAATTCACTAGCACTCTTACCTATTGTTTTTCCATACGCTTTGAAGGCTTCTTCGGCGCTAATAGTAATACCTAATGACATTAACTGTCTTGGTATTGCTCTTGAAATAGATTGTGTTAAAGTTTGTAAGGCGTCAGCAGAAGTTACGCTTGCCGTAACAGATAAATTTTGAGCAAGAGTGGCTAATTCAGTAACTTGACCTAAATCAACATTTGCTTGCGCAAGTTTGATAATTGCTTTTTGAGAAGCCACCGAAGATAATCCAACTAATTTAATTGCATCAACCGCAATAGCAAGTTCGGTATATCCGTAACGGGTAGATTTACCGATAGCCTGTAAAGCAATATCCAACTCTGCAACTTCAGCGGCGGCTCTAAATGATTTAGTAGCAAAAGCAATTAAAGCAATTGTTGTACCAGCGGCAATACCGCCAAGCGCTACTAAACTTCCATTAAGTTTTCCCGCCGCGCCTTGAAAATTTTCAGCACTTTTTGATGCTTCTTCTAAACCTTTTGTGAATTGAGCAGAATCAGCGGTGAGGCGAGCGCGGACTTCCATGGTTGGTGAATCAGCCATTTATCTCCTAGCCTTCGCTCTTCTCTCGGCTTTCTCGCGTTCCTTT